CAAATGGTGCGGTTAGCGAGATTTGAACAATATAGAGATATTGCCTATATTTACATATAATTATTTTATATATTTTTACAAAGTCAATATATAGGTCAATAACTTTTTAGAATGCAAAAATAAGATTTCTATTTTTTTCTATTTTTTCGTTTAATATATCTGTGGTTTCAAAATTATACCATATTGTAGGATTAATCATATCTTTTGCTAATTCCAAAGCTTCGCTCCCATTTCCGCCTTCATTGTTGTCTAAATCGCTACCTTTTTGCTCATTTATCATATCAGGGGTATTAGCTGTAATGCTTTGTACCACATCAAAAATCTTACTAGCTCCGCTTAATAAATTACCCGCAATATTTAAAGTTGATTCAAAAGTTGTCATCTCTTGTGCGATTTGTGCTGTATTTTTTGTAAAATCAGCGGCTAAATTCCAATTATTAGCACCCCAAGCACCTAGAAAATTAACAAGACCCCAAACAGCATTAAGAATGGAGAATGTTTTATTTCCAGTTAGAGAACCTATGGCTAAACCTAAGCTAATCCCTAGTGTGATTCCTGAAGCAATGGTTTCGCTCACTCCTATTAAAGTACCAAGCCATGCACCTTGTCCGCCCATCCACCAAGTAGCTACAGCTAAAACGATAGTGACAATAGGTGCTAAAAAGCTTAAAATTCCTTTGCTTGATTTTTCGTATACATAAAGATAATAAAAACTATCCCATAATGCAAACCATCTATCTCTGCGCCCATAAGGCAAATTTGAACTTTTTCTATATAGCGGATATATACTTGGCGTAACACTCGTATCTTTTTTACCCCAACTTGCATTATTTAGAGAAGAAAATGCTACATAAGGCTCTTCATAACAAACAAAATTAAAACTATTGTAAAAACATAAAGGAGTTGCATATTTGCATTTATATATTTCTTTTATTGAGTTAAATACTTCAAAAAAAGATACTTTTTTGCTTGTTAAAGTATAATATATTTTACTCGGATCACTCTCTCTAGTTTTTTGAGCTTTTTCATATATTTTATAGGTTATTTCTACTTTTTCGATTCTAAATATATTTTTATTTAATTCTTTAAAATCATTATAAAATTTTTCAACATCAACGCATAATTTTTTATAAGGCTTTCCAAAAGTTGGTTTAAATTCAATATTTTCCACTTTAATGTTTGGCATTTTAATATCATCAATACTAGGATATATCCATTCATTATTTTTTTGGATGGTTTGAGAAAAAATAACTACTTCGATATCGTTTATAAGCATTTCATAATTTATATTTTCCAATGCCTTATTGAGTATATCTTTAAAATTTATTTTTTCATCAATATAAAAAAATCCTTTTCCGTGATATTTCCAAGCTTTTTCTTTTTCAAATAAAAGAGTTAAATTGTTTGGAAAACCATAATAATATTGCATATTTCCTAAATTATATTTAGTTCTTATCTCGCAAATATCATGATATATTCCATTTTTACTGCTAGGATCTCCTTTATAGGGTTTGTACGGATCTTGACCCACGAAAAATTGATTTAAGCCCAAATTGCCGTGACTATGTTTATCATAAGGGGCTGTTGATGCACTTTTTATGTTATATTTTTTTACAATATAGGAGTTTGGGTAAAGAGGATGTGTTGCGTTTTGGCTATAACTCCTACCTTTTCTTATGAGTTGTTTATGTAAAAGTTCAACATATTTATTTACGCCTATCATGGCATAGGTAAACCATTGTTTATATACTTCCCCTGTATCCAATTCTCCTATGTTTGATGGATAAGCAGGCTTAAGAGTATAATTTCTCATAAGCCTTTTTTCATCTATTAGCATTATTAAAATTTTTCTATATTTTCTATTTTTTCTTTAACAAGTTTCATAATTTCTTGTGGTATATCAAGCCCACCGGTACAATATCCAAATTGAACACTCTGTGTAACCTTTGCAGCTTCTATTCTTAAGTTATCATTTATTTGAGCAGTTTGTCTAGCTATTAATGCGAGCTTTGCTTTTTCTGTTTCTGTTTGCGCTTGCAATAGTTTTTCTTTTTCTATACTTAAGCTTTTATCTATATTGACACTTTGCTCTTTTAGCTCTAATTCATCATCTATTTGAGCGGTTTGTCTTTTGACTAAATTTGCATTTGCCTTTTCTGTTTCTATTTGCGCATTTGTTAGATTTATATTGGCTTGATTTACTATATTTTCATCTCCACCTAAAATCATTTGCAAGGCAGTGTTTTGACTTTGTGCTACTATGGTTTGTCCAACACTTACTAGAGCTTGTGCTAAGCTCTGGAATTGTGTATCGTTTCTAATTATATTATCATTTCCAAATTGTTCTAAAAGTTTTTTAAATTCTCCAAATGGGGATTTTTCTGCTAAGCTCATTTCTAAAATTTGCGGATAAATTTCTTTAAATGCTTCAAGTCTTTTGTTGTAATCAACATTTGTATTACTCATTATTTAGCTCCTTTATTTTGCTTATCTGAATTTCACACTGTTTGTATTTGTAAAAAAGCATAGAATAAGCATTTAAAATATCTAGTTCATTTTTTGCTATTGGCTTTTCAAGGGGGCTTAGTGTTAATAACTCTTGCGGAATTCTAACTTTTTGAATTTCTATTTTGGTTACTACTTGTTGAGTTTGCATCCCACAACCTATCAACGACATCGTTAAAAAGCTTGGTAATATTATTTTCATTGCTTTTATAAATGTATTCTTTAACATATTGCACCCTTTCTTGTACTTGATTTTTTTGATTGTTTGCTTCATTTAAAGCCTTTAATTCTGTTTTATGAATTTGATTTAATTCTTTTAATTTTTCTTGATTATTTTCATTGACTTTTAAAGCCAAAGCTAAATCACTTCGACTTTTTTCTAATTTGGCCTTTGTGCTATCAAGTCTTAGATAAAAATATCCTGCTAAGATTGCCATTAATACTAAAGCGATATAAAGCTTTGCATTTCCAAATAAAAGATTTATCATATTTTGTTTTAGAAGTTTAAGTAAGGTTTTTATATAATACCCCTAAGGGTTAGCCGTAGGTCTAGCCCCCTATGGCTAAATTTTACCCTTGAAAGTGGGTGATTTTTATGACTGCATATCACCAAATAATCGTTATAATTATACTCTTATGTATAATTATTGTCAAGGCTTATTAGTCTTGTCCCCTTTTAGGGGATTATTTGGTAACCTACTTAAATTTCTTTCTCCTTTCTATGCTAACTCATTTGTTATTTCTAATTTAATGTCTTCAAGATTTTTACCATACACCAAATCATAAAATTCTTTACAAGCTTGTCTGCTTTGACCGACACTTTCATTATTATTATCTTTAGTAAGCCCCAGCAAGATACAACCTTGTGTGTCTTTGTCAGTGTTTCCCCAGTGTATTAAAATTGCACGACTTGCTGGAACTTCATCATTATAAACATTTATCATTGTATCATCATCTTTTTTTGTGATACTTCTTAAAGTGTTTTCAAATCTTGAAGGAGAATGCCTTTTTAAATCGTAAATGCCTTCTGGTATTCTCAAATCCTTGTTTCTTTCAACTCCTTCTTTATCCTCTTCTAAAGAAAAGCATTCAAGTAACAATTTATCATCATCATCAAAAACTTTAAATTTGCCTATGACACAAGTTTTTCCAGTGTATCTTCTAATGATTTTAATTTTCATTTGTATCCTTTAGTTTTTTATATAATTTATTAGGACTTGAACTTCCTGCATTCATATCTCCTAGCTTAACCAAACCACCTATTTGCAACGCTCTTATTATGATTTCAGAACAAAACCATTTGTCTTCACTATCTTTTGTGAATGTGAAAAAGCCCAAAATTCCTAAAAAATCATATTTTTTTCCTATTTGAGAGTAAAGAAATTCTTTTATTTTTGTCTCATTTATATCATTGATTTCTATAAAATCCCATCTGCCACTGTCTTTAAATTCTTTTATTCTTACTCCTTTATCTCTAGGACTTGAGCTAATCATTAAATTGTCTAAGATTATTTCACAGTGAGAATAGGAATTTAAAAAATCTCCATTTAATCTTTCTTTCCAAGATGAAGTAAAAAAAGCTATTGCTTTATCAAGAAAAGTAGATTTGTCATTTTCTTTAACTTTATAAAATGCAATTTTCATTCGTTTTCCTTTCTTTTATAAATCATTCTTAACCCATCATTTCTTATTTGAGTAAGCTTAACAAGCCTTTCATCCATTCGCATAAGATCTGTTTCTATAGCTTCTAGCTTATCGTTAGTTTTAGAGCAATGCGTTTGTATAAATTTGATTAAGCTATCATTGCTTGCTTTAGATACTGCAATTTGTTCTCTAATAAGAACATTAGTATTTTTGGTTTCACTTATAAGTTCTTTTGTTTTTTCCCCAGCTTCTTTATGTAAAGTTTTATATAAATGCCATGCAATCCCAGCTAAGACAAAAACCATCAATCCTAATAATGCAGATCCACTTAAAGAACCGAGTATAGCACCTTCTTTTATTATATTTTCAGTACTCATTTTTCACTCTCCCATGCAATTAAATTTAATTCTTCTAAAGATGTGGCATTTTTCACTTTATTTCTTAGTTCATCATTTTTAAAAATAATACTTTCAGTATATTTAGCGATATTAACCCCAAATTCTAAAAACTCATCTTTACTAAATGTGATGGTTCTGTTATCTTTGTCAATCCAAGAAATATTTTCCAAAGGAGTATTATTGAGATTTGCTAACATTATCTCGCTAACTTTTCCGCTGATATTAATTTTTGCTTCCGTGTCAATTTGAAATGTAGTATTTTTAAAAGGCATAAATAAAAGTTTTTCTTCTTTTATTGCTTTTAACTCTTCTAATTTTAATTCTTTTAACTCTTCTAAGGTTTTTTCTTTAATCTCGTAAGAAATAATATAAAGATTACTTTTTTCATCGTAATTTTGAACTTGGTTAAGCTTCTGTGTTTTTTCATTAAAGCTTGGCGCTTCTTCTTCTTTAACTTTAGCAAAACCGAGCTCTTTTAAAAGCCCATCATCGCAAGCACTTAAGAAATAAGTATCTTGTGCATCAATTTCACCTTCTTGAGTTTGCAACTTGACATTTTTATAAAAAATATTGTCATATTTCAAAGTCTGATTTTCAATATCGTAAAACATATTTATTCTCCTTTAGTTGTAATAAAGTTCAAATTTAGTGGTTTTTATATGAGCTTGTGAGGCTGGAGAATGAGTCCAGCTTGCATCAAGATTAACATGTTTTATTTTGCTTCCTTTTACCCATCCTTGATATGTAATTTTTTGTCCTTTGGTTCCGCTTGTGGTTGACACAACTGTCGTGAAAAGCTTATCATCTACAAATATTCCCCTTCCTTGAGTGGCTGATTTATAGCTAAAACTTTTAACAAATTCACATTCAAAAATTAAATAATATTTTTTACTAGCGTTTAAAGCTTTATTTGTGTTTATTACAGGAATGGATAAATCCTTATTTGCAAAAAACTCATATTTTCCACCTATGCTTATCGCATGAAGGCTTTGTGATAATAGTACGCTAGTCATCTTAAGTCCTAGTTATTAAAACATTATTCGAAGCTATGCAAAAATAAGCAAAAGTTTCAGTGCCACTAAATCCACTTTGAGCTACTCTAAATTTAAAAGGTGCCGAAAAAGCAGTGATATTTTGAGCATTATTGACAGTGATAGTTCCACTTTTACCTGCTCCACCCCAATTTGCTATACCAATAGCTCCTCTGGCTGTCATTGTTAAGATAAAATGCTGAGCTTGTCTTAAATCTATTTTTGGTGCTGTTTGATTTCCTAAGTTCTTAATTCCGCCGCCATAATCCACATACCATTTTCTTGCCAATTGTGCATCTTCTGTGGGATTAGCACTACACACAGGCGCTGCATTAAATGTCTTAACGCCTGCTATAGTTTGATTTCCGCTTAATGCAACTTTGCTATTTCCGACTGTATCTACATATGATTTGTTTGCTACTTGATTGTTAGCAGTAGGATTAGTTGCTGATACAGGTGGTACTGAGAATGTTTTTACACCTGCTATAGTTTCATCTCCAGTTTTTGCAACTTTTCCATTTAATTGACCTAAATTTGTCGCATGGTTATTGGCAGTTGCATTTGGTATTACTATTGAACTAGAGAATGTCTTAACGCCTGCTATGGTTTCATTTCCAGTTTTTGTTACCTTATTGTCTATTTTCGAATTTAATTCCGTTTTTGCACCATTGATCTGCTCGGTTATTTTGGTATCCATAGCTTGAACTTGCGCATTAATATTGGCAATATCATACTCATTAGCTTTTGCAACAATTTTATTAATATATTCATTCTTCTTAGTTTCTAACTCTTGTTTATGCTCTTCCTTTTTATTTGATATTTCAGTTGTAGCTGTATTTTTAGCTTCGTTGACCAAATTTAAGGATGTGTTTTTTAACTGCGAAATTTGATTTGTAGCTGTATCGCTTATAGTTTGTATTTCTTGTAGCGCATTAGATTTTGCACTATCTAGCGCACCTGTTATTTGTGTATTTTTATTATCCAGTAAATCCAAAGCACCATCATATTTTTCTCTTAACTCTTGTAAGCTTTGTGATGCCAAATTTAAATCATTTACAACTTGCTCTAAGTCCGCCATTCTTTACTCCTTATAAGTTAATTTAATTATTTTTTTATCCATTAAAACATTTTCGATTGAAAAAATGTGAGAATAAATTTCACCCAAATTATCTTTTATAATTTCATCAAATTTAGTTAGTTTTTCTTCGCTGGCTGTATCTAATCTGCTTATATTTTCATCTGTTTTATTTTGTATATTTGTTATACTTTCTTCACTGAGTGAATTAATAGAAGCTAATTTCTCATTAGTATTAGAATTAAATTCGTTAAGTTTGTTTTGATAATTTGAGTTAAAGTTGTTGATTAAAGTATCTAAATCTGATTTTCCTTGTGTTATGATAAGCTCTATTTGGTTTTTTTGAGCTAATATTCCACTTGTTTCATCTGTGATATCACTGGATACTTTCTTCATGGCATTAACCATACTTTGTTTAAGCTCTAATAAATAGCTTTCAATAGCTGTTTTATCATTAGCGAGTTCTGTTCTTGCTACTTCAGCCAATCTTCCTAAATCTTCATTAGCTATTTTAGATCTTTCTATAAAGTTAGCTAAAGCTGTATCTACGGTATTTTTATTAGCTTCTACATATGCTTCAATTTGATTTTTTAGAGTCTCAATGCTTGAAATCTTAGCATCTACACTTGAGTTTGCTTGTGCTAATTTTAAATCAAGTTGCCCTTTTAATCTTTCGCGATAGCTTTCTAAATCTGCTTTTAGATTAGAAATTTCTGTTTTGAAATCGTTGATAATAGCTGTAAAACTTCTCATATCTTCGCTTATTTGTTCGCTTTGTTTTACTGCTTCTCTCAAATCATTTATAATTTCTGTAGATGAGTTTATAAGATCTTCTATTTTTAAAATATCTTCATATTTTCCTACTATTTCATCCTCTAAATTTTCGCAACGCTTTAATAAATCAATCATATTTTGATTTAATCTTTGATTTTCAAAAAGAATAGTGTTTATTTTAAGTTTTATTGTTGCTTCAGCATCATTAACTATATTTTGAACTTCTGATTTTACATTTTTAAAATTATTAGTTATAGATATAATCTCATTCTTTGTTGCCACGATATTTGAAACAAGTTTATTTACAAGCTCTATATTAGAATGCAAATCTTCTTTAATACTTTGTGCGTGTTCTAGTTCTTGTAAGATTTGTTGCTTAAGTTCTATGGATAAATCTAAATAGGATTTGGTAAGATTTTTGTTTTCCTCTATTTTTTTAAGACCTGCATTAAAATCAACAGCTATGTTGTAATATTCTTCAAGTTTTATTTTTATAATTTCAAAATTTTTATTAAACTCATTAAGTTCAGGATATTTGTCTTTAACAAAATTAACTCCATTGCTTATATCTTTTTCTGATTTTATAATGTTGTTGTAGATTTCTTCTATATTATTTAAAGTATTTTTTATTTCATTGCTTATTTTTTCAATTTCATTTCTTTTGTTTTTAGTAAAATCAGTATTGCTTTGAGTAAGCTCGCTATTTTTTACAACTAAATTTTTAAGCTCTAAAATTTGATTATAAAAATTATTAACTTGTTCTTTTAGTCCTACAATTTCTTCTATTCTGGTATTATCCAAAGCAGTAGCAACATTTGAAATTCTTGCCAAAACTTGATTTATAATCTCAAGTTTTTCTCTACCTGTTTTTAACTCATTTAAGCTTGTTCCCATTTTTAACCTTCATAATAATCACTATCTTTGATTCTCTTTTCACAAAAGAAAAGCAGATCATCCATGGCTAAAAGCCATTTTTTATCATCTAAATAAGCTATAAAATCAGCACTATTTATACTTTGAGCATAGTCTTTATAACTCAAAGCTCGATTAAATTTATTTGTAAAATTACACTCACAACCATGTTCTTTCATCATCAAGCTCCTTGCCATCGTTAGCTATATACTCATTAATTATCTTGTCACATAATGCCAGAAAGTCTTTTTCTTCGCATCTTGTAATCAAATAACAAACATAATTAATCACAGCAAAACTAAGTGCTTCATCTATCATTAAATGTTCTTTTTCATTGTCAAAATCAGGCTCATCAGGAATAATCAAAAAATGATTATTTCTAACTTGCCTGAAAACTTTTTCGCTTTGTTCTACATTTTTTAAAAGAACACTAGGAACACATTTTGATAAAATATAATAAAATGCTTCCATAAAATAGGCTTTCAAAACTTCATCATCTTCTATCATTTTGTAAGAATTTTTAACTTTAGCGATAATGAGTTTTTTAGCCATAATACAAAGCATTATGCACCTCTTGCTGCTTTTAAAACCGCTTTAGCCTTTGCATTATTTCCACTAGTTAATCCCACGCCTATAGCAAAAGCATCAGCATTTCTTACTTCTAAAGTGCTTTGCGTATAAAATCTTTTTGCTTTTGCAGTAATATCAGTTGGAACATCTTCAATCATAGTAGGAATATAAAGCCCATGTTTCATATACTCAAAATCCCCAGCAATTAAAACATCACCCAAACCATATTTAGGGCTTAATAATCTATGCATATGGAAATTTACCGTTCCAAAATCTGTTTCAAGGCTTACTACTTGTCCTGCTAGTTTTGTTTCATTGCCTAAAATTCTTGTAGCAAATTTATTGATAGCTCCTTTTAAGTCAGCTCCTAAAAAGACATCTTTAGGCGTAACTCCGCTATTCCAAATGGTTTGTAAGATTTGATTAAGTTTATCTTCTGTTAGTTCTGTTGCAGTTCCGCTCCAATCTCCTGTTTCATCAAAAGCTAATACATTTCCACGCTTTCCATTAGCAAAGCTATCTTTTCCTTTAGCGATATAATGAAAAAGTCCAGCCATTTCTCCACTTGTTGCTTCTTGTGCTTGAACATAATCTTTGAAAACTGATTTTTTTACATCATTATCTCTGCCTAGACCAAATAAAGCATATTCCATATCCATTTTATGTTCTTTGGTTTTTTTGCCTATTTGGTACTCCATTTCATTGCCACCATATTGATTTGCTTTTAATAAAGCTTTTGATACCATGGCTTCGGTAATGAATATTTGAGTAGCATTTGTAGTTTTTTGAGCTGTGTTTTTTGTTTCCCCTACAAATTTGCTCAATTCCAAATTTGCGTTCTTTTTTGGTTCTTCAAAAGTGTCTGTAAGCCAACTATGGGTTAAAGGATTTGTAACCTTTGAAGTGCCTATTTTATTTAAAATTGGTGTTTCAGTAGCTCCAATTTTAATAATCGTTTCATATATGGATTGTTTTAACTTAACATTTTCTGTTGCGGGTGCTGTATGTCCCATTGAAGGTAAAGCCATTTTTGAATTCTCCTTAGTTTAGTTTTAAGGATTTTTCCAAAAATGACTATTTCAAATATAGTGTGTTTTGAAATGATTTAGATATATTTTTTTTAAAATAAGACTATAAAAAACCTATAAGTTAAGTATATAAAACATATAAAATAAGTATAAATTAATTATAAAAAAAAGTATAATCTAATTAAAATCAGTATATGCTAAATATGCTAAGAATTTTAAGGAGTAAAAATGTCAAACATAAATGCTTTTTTATTTGGCTTTACAAATATGTTTAATGCAGATATCCTTAAAGCTACATCTTTAAAAGACAGAAAAACAATGATAAGTGATTTTCATAAAAAATCAGAAGAATTAAGAAAACATAGCAATGAAGAGTATAACGCCAAATTCGAAAAAATCACAAAACAAAAGTAATATTATTTTAAAAATTTTTTTATCACGCAAGTGCGCTCTAGTCAAGTTCTCTTTGCTTTGGTATTAAGGCTGTGCAAATAAGCGAGATACAAGCAATAACGCCAAAATACACAAAAAAGCCCCATTCTATGCCAAGTGCTTTAAATTGCAAGGCTACATAATTCACGCTTCCGCCGAAAAGTCCCACACTTATCATACACCCAAGTCCAGCACCAAGTGCACGAATTTGGGGTGGAAAAAGTGAGGTTTTAGAAATAGCTGCCACAGCTGTGTAAAAACTTAACATAAAACACATAAAACAAACTATAACAAAGAGCAAAAACTCATTTGGCCCGCTTAATGCTACGCTTTTTAAAGCCATAAAAAGCGGATAAGTCCCTACAAGACAAAAACCAAGATAAATGAAGAGTGAAATTTTAAAGCCTATTTTATCGCTAATTGCTCCGATAAAGGGTATAGCCACGCACAGCACAAATAAAGAGCCTAGCATAATGTTATTGGCTAAGATTGTATCAACGCCGTTATTTATCATAAATACCTTAGGATAAACTGTGATTGCATAAAAGCCTATGGTGCAACCAGCCGTTACGCCTATTACTATTAAAAGGGCTTTGTAGGATTTAAAAAGGGCTTTAAAGCTCCCTCTATCAGCATAATTTTCAAGGGCTTTATGAGAATTATCCTGTATAAAACTTCTAAAAAAGAGGCTTAAAACAGCCAAAACTCCGCCCACGAAAAATAAAATTCTCCAACCAAATTCTTGCATTTGTTTTTCATCTATAAACAAAAATAAAAGGCTAATGCTTGCAACCGCAAGAAGTTGTCCGCCGATTATGGTAACATATTGAAAGCTTGATACAAAGCCTCTTTTGCCTTGTGGGGCAATTTCTGTTAAATAAGCTGCAACTATACCAAATTCCCCGCCAACTGCTATGCCTTGAATAAGCCGCAAAAGCAGCAAAAACACCACAGCCATATCTCCAATTGCTTGTTTATCAGGTAAAAAGGCTATGCCAAAAGAACCAAATGCCATAAAGATGATAGAAACTATCATCGCCTTTTTACGCCCCTTAATGTCAGCCATTTTGCCAAAAATAATGCTTCCAACAGGCAGCATTAAAAAGCCAGCCGCAAAGACACCAAAAATTTCAATTTGCGCAAAAAGTGTTGAAGTGGCATTAGAAAAATTATGAGCAAAATACACAGCCGCAAAACCATAAATATAAAAGTCAAACCATTCAACAAGATTGCCACTACTTGCAGCGATAACAGAGTGAATTTGAGCCTTTTTGCTTAGCTTGGTTGTTTGCATTTTTGTCCTTTTTGCTGAGAAATTTAGCCAAAAATTGTAAATCAACATGAATTTATGCTATAATTGATAAAAGGTTGGTTAGTAAATTGTCCGAGCTAACCGCAAAAAAACAATCGGTGAAAGTGTTGTTTTTATCCTTTGTATCTTTCAAAAGCTGTAATTATAAAAGTTCTTTTATTTCCTTTATATTCACTGCTTAAACCTATAATATAATTTTTATATTCTATTCTATATCTTATGTTGTTTTGGTTATTTAATTTCCCCTTATCCACAATATCGCTAATTAATTTCAAGTCCAACTCAGGATGCTTATCGATAATATGAGCTAAACCATAACCTTTATGTTTTATCTTATCTATTACCTCTCCCCAAACCAAATCAATATCTCCTAAATTTTTCCTATGAAAAGCCCCAGCTACCTGTCCTTGTTTTTCAATGAGTAGTTTTTGTAAAGCACCTTTTCCATCGTGATAATATTCTGCATAATTTTTTCCAAATTCTTTTAAAGAACGAGATAAAAATCAATGACTTTAAGCCCTTAATTTTTATTTATCTTCGCTCCTTTCTTTTAATTTAATAAGACTTTTTAGCGTATAAGTGCCTATTTTTCCTGCTATTTCCCTGTTATTTTTTTTTATCTGTAACCTTATCTATTTTTTGCTTTCTAGCTATAACTTGTTTTATTTTCTCAATTCTTTGCTTTCTAGCTTTTTTATCATTTTGTATTTTTTCATCAAGACTTTGTTTTACGCTTTTTTTATTCTTTTTCTCTACTTCTTTAGCCTCAATATTTTCTTTTATATCTTCCATTAAGTTTTTTTTAGGCTTAGTTTGGGTAGAATTAGGATTTTTTGGTAGCCCATTCAATGAGTTATCATTTTTGCTACCTGGTTGGATGAAAGTTTGGATAATGCCAACATTTTCTTTAGTGTTTTTCTTGCTAACTTTTTCAAGTCTCGCTAAATCTTTTTCTTTAACTTTAGTCACATGTCTAACTTCTCCAGTATCTTTATTTACACCAAGTTTTCCTAATTTATTATCATTTAATCTTTTTGCTATTAAAGCTATATCCATTCTATTGTTTTTATAAAAAAATGTAGGATTTTCCTTAATCTCTTTTATAAGTTTAAACACATCACTAGGCTTTTTAAACATCTCTTTATGTTTATTGGCTAAATATTCTAAGTCGGCTATAATCTCATCATTTGTAAGCTTTGCTAAATTTCTAACATTTGGAGAAACGCTTATTTTTACATTTAAATCACTCTTTGCTTTGCTCGGATCAGCTTTATCCATGAAGAAGTTGTCGCCTTTGATAACACCTTCTTTTATTAGTGCATCTTTTAATATTTTATTTTGTTCTTTATCTGCTTTAATATAATTATCCAAAGCATCTTTAAAAATTCTACTTTGTTCTTTATCCGCTATTTTTATGTTTTTAAGATTAGATATAACTTCTTTATTGGTTTTAGCAAGTTTTAATGCATCTAGTATTTGATTTCTTAATGCTTGTTCTTTAGCACTTTTCATAAAAGGAACTAAAGCATGTATTCTAGCAAAAACACCACTTATTAATATCCTATCAAAAACACCCTGTGTTGTTGTGGCTATTGAAGAATTTGTTTTTTTGCCACTACTAGCTAAAGCCGTCATTATTAAGTCTTTATTGTTTTGATAAATTTTTGCATAAACATTTACTACTTCTTTTGCATATTTTAAATCTTTACTTACAAATTCTACATTATCCATATCTTTTGCTAGGTTCTTAAAATCATATCCTATATCTTCAATTCTATGTTTTGCTAGTAATGCATTAAAAGCATGTTTTTCATTTGCTTTTCGCTCTGCTTCATTCATACCTTCAAAAGCTCTTTTTAAATCTTTGTCTTCATTGATATTTCTAGCACCATTAGCTATTCTTTGCGCGAGTGCTTCGGGTGTTTCTTGGTCTTTGATTTTTCCTAGATAACTATTATTAAAATTTTCTTTTAACGCATAGTTTTTATTAGCATCTTCTAAAATCTTCTTTGCTAGTTCTTTATCACTTGCATTTTTTATCATAGTTTCATCTAAAGTATCTTTTACTAGCCTATAAGCTTCTTTAGTATTATATGTCTTATTTCCTGTGGCTAATTGCTTATTTATAGCACTTCTTAAGTTAAATATTTGCTCAGCACTTAAGTCTTTATCAATAGTATCTTCTAGAAAGCTACTAATATTTGTTTTTATATCTTGCTCTAAAAAATTGTTGTTTTTAAACTCTTCAATCTTTGCTAAATCTTCTTTGCTTAACCTTATTGAGCCGTTGTTAAGCTCATCTATACTTTTTATAGCTTGAGCGTATTCATTATTAATTCTTTTTTTATAAGAGCTATTATCTTTTTGCCAAGCCTTAACATCAAACTCGCCATTTAAACCTGTTTTGTTCTTAAATACTTCATCTTGTCCTTTAATCATATTTAAAAAAGAAATACTAGCATCCTTATCAGCCTTTAAAACATCATCTAAAAAACTTCCTATTTCGGGATAAGCTTGAGCTGATTTTAATAATATTTCTCTTCTTTGAGTAGTTGGAACTCCTTGTAAAGCATTTGAAATATTTTTTAAAATAGCACTTGTTCTTTTAGCGCTATCTTGTATAAATTGTGGATTATTCTTGTTAAGTCCTTGCTCGACAATGTTTTTTAATATTTCTATTGTAGGCTTTCCATTTTCTAAGTATGTTGGATTTTCTTTTGCTATAAGTTCATCTATTTGTTTTTTATTCTCTACATTTTTTGTAAGATTATTAAAAATTGTTTCTGCATTTTGCAAGCCACCATCTGTAAATTTTCCTATCATAGGGATATCTTTTTGGGTGATTTTATCTATAACCCTATTACCTAAATTACCACCTTTTACCGCCATGCCATCTATCATATCTTTACCGGCTTGTGCTCCTGTTTTAGTCATATTATAGGTATTTTTTAAAACTCTTGCTCCTTTGGCAACTCCAGCAAAAGCTGCATCACCTATTAAAGAAAGTCCTGCATTTTCACCCATAAGCATAAGAGCTTCTTTTAAATTTGCATCTTGATTTGTATCTTTTGTATTTCCGTAGTAATCGTATCCTGCTCCCAAAGATGCACCTAATGCACCACCTGCAACCATACCAACTCCACCGCCTAGCATGCTACCACCAATTGCACCTGCTGTTCCTAGAGCTACACTAGCACCATTATCTCTTATTCCGCGATATAAATTACCCATTGTGCTACCTTGCACTTTAGAATAATTTCCGTTATTATCTTGCACCCAATAAGAGCCATCATCATCTTGTAATAATTTTCCGCGCCCTGATTTTTGTAGCTCATCGCCTAAATCTCTCATAAATTGATTATTTTTTCTTGCTACTTCATTATCATCAGTAAAAATAGGTTTAGAGGCATTAAATTTAGACTGCTTATCTAAAATATAATTACTCAAATCATCAGCATTCATGGATGGATTTTTATTATAATCATATAAATCCCTTTTATATTCACTAATATTTCCCATAGGATTTGTTAAATTTTGGTCTTTGAAATTATATTTTTCATATTCTTTAGCATATTTATCTTTATTTTTATAAAAATCATTGATTGCTTCATTTTTTAAACTTGCTAAATATTCATTTGTATTTTGATTTTCATTTTGACTTGCTCCATCTTGCAAAAATGAAATAATGTTATTTTCTTGTGGTTTTTCTAATAAAAATTCTCTTATATTCATTGTATCAATCCTTGTTTTTTTAATTCTTCTACACTAACTTGCATTTTTTTACCTGCTTGATTAACTAATATTACATTACCATTAGCATCAGGTTCTGATATTTGAGCATTAATTCCATTAAAACTAACACTATGTAATTTTGGAGTATTTTGATTTTGCACTTCTAATATATTTTTGGCTAAATCGTTTTGTATATTTTGATTAGTTGTTGAATTATCTATAATTACTGCATTTTTACTAGGTTTTGAGTATTTTTCATCCCAGTAAAAAGCTTTTACTTTTGGGGCATAGTTATTATAAAAATTCATATTCTTTTGATAGTCTTCTATAGCACTTTGTTTTTCCATATTTGTTTTTGCGTTTCCTAGTCTTTCTTCTAATTCCATTTTATAAGAGTTTGGAGCTTCTGCTAACCATTCTCCTGCTAATGCTTGAGCTACCCTTTGATTATTTGCTTCCATGGTATAACCATTAATAGGGAAATTGGCTTGTATATTTTCCAAATTCCATTTAGCATTTTTTCCGCCTCTTAATAAATCGCTTAACATTCTTTTTAAGAATAAATCACTTGCATCATTTAAATCCGTGCTTTGACTTCCCCATCCACCAAAAGCACGTTCTATAGCTCCATTCCAAAATCCATGTGTAGTATCGTAGGTTTTGCCTTGATTGCTTGCTAAATCTAAAAACTGAGCATCTGCTTTATATCTTGTATTATTTGGTAAATTTGTATTGCTTTGACCATCAAAACCTTGAGTATTACTAAGAACTCCATTTAATAAATCTTGCTTTTTTTGTTTTGCATTTATCTCATTTTGTAATTTTTGGAGTTCTAATAATCCTTTTTGATAATTTAAATCCTTATTAGCATTTATTGCTTGCTGTCTTAAAGCATTTTGCATGGCATATTGTCTAGCTCTTTGGTTATAATTCATTTGCCATTGTTGATCTGCTATATTTGCTCTTTCTTTTTGATAATCAAAGTTTCTCTCATTTTGCAAAAGCTGATTATTTTGCATAGCCTGATTAAATTCCATTTGTTGCTTTCTTAAATCTTGCTCTTGCTGAAACTCATTAGCTTTAACTTTATCATCAAAACTTTTGCTCATGATGTCATATAAGACACCACCGACTTTTCCTGCGTTTTGTATAACGCCTGTATCAGGATTAAATACTACTCTTTGTGGGTTATAAAATGCCATTTTGTTTCCTTTATTCTTTCTTTTAAAATAAAGGATTTAAGGAAGTTTGTGTATAATTTTAAAAGGGTGCAACGCCAAAGGGTTGCCGCCCTTTAGCGTTAATTTACCGCCCAGTTGGGAGGTGATTAAATTGCTAACCAAAATTATAGTTATAATTATACTACTTTGTATAATTATAGTCAAGGCTTATTAATACTTGATTTCCCCTTTTTTAAGGGGAGCTATAATTTCCCTTTGGCTTCCTTAAATCCAAATCTATTTAATTACTCCAAACATTTTGAAGTTTATTTTCCATATTCTTTCTTCTATTTAGTTCTTCATTGGCTAAAAACTTATTAAAGTTATAAGCATCTTTTTGTAACTCATAATTCTTTTGTGCCATCTTTTGCTGATTGTAAGCACCATATAAAGCGCCAGCACCACCTAAAACATTTCCTAATCTATCAAAATTAGTTACTTTATTTGCATCAGAACTTTTAAATAACCAATCTCCAAAATTACTAAAAGAATTTTTTAATCCATTTAAAAAACCACCACTGCTACTTGCTAAATTTGGAGTAAAATTGCTTGTTTTCATCAAAGTATCTGCAAAGCTAGAGCCTAGTCCTGTACCACCTTTTAAAGCTGTTATAAAATCCATGATTTCTCCTTTATACTAAACTTAATAATTCTTTGCCTAGATCTATCTCGCTAACTTCGCCTTTTTTTAACTTATCGTTAAAATCACTAGTTCTTACATTATTATTTGCACTTGATAAATCTTCAGCTTTTTTGGCATTATTTGATTTTCCGACCAAATTAAGCAAGGTTTTCCAGCTGTCAATATTACCTTCGCCTAAACCATTTAATTTTGTTGCAAGTTCTGCCATAGCCTTTAAATCCGCATCAGGATAGGCTTTTCTTAACTCGCTTTCTACTTGTGCGTATTTAGCGATTAGTGCATCTTGCTCTTCTTTGTCTTTTTGCTTTTTATCAAGCTCTTCAAGCCTTTTTAATTTCTCATCAAGTCCATCAAGTCCTAATTCTTTTAAATACTGCTCTCTTTGTAATTCTTGTTCGCTTGGTTCTTTCTTTGGATTTTTTAAAGCTTCAAGCTCACTCATTAAAGCATTTAATTTGTTGTCATTTTCACTTTTATAAGCTTCAAACATCGCCTTATAATCAGGCTCGTTCTCATTAGCAACCTGCATAGGTTCATTATCTTCTACTTGCGTAGGTTCATCGCCATTATTAGCAACTTGTCCTTTATCATCATCTGTTATGACATTTATTAAATCTTTTAAAGCATCATTTTCCATCTTCTTCATCCTTTATTTTATTGATTATTATGTCTAAAAAAGCCATAGTATCTAAAGCTTTTAACCTTAACTCTTTCTCATCATTATTTTTTGCTATATAAAAACATTCGCTATATTTTGCTTTGATAAAATCTATTAATTTCTTTCCTCCTTTGGTTTTAGATATATCACTTTTTATTTCAATATTAAGCATTAGCTTCTCCTTGCATTTGTGGATTAATATCTTCATTGTTTTCAAAAGCAAATAAACTATTTACATTCTTTACACCTAAAATTGGTAATAATTCTTTAGTAAGTTCTTTACTAGCATTTATAATCCCATAAGCAGAATTTGCATCGCCTATGCTCATATACATTTGATATAATTGTGAAAAAACTTGCATACTAGCTTGAATTCCTGCACGTCTAACTTCTTTATTCATGGCTCCTGTGCCTGTTTGGATTTTAAATCTAAAACTAGGTATATCCTCTCTTTGAAAACCATTAAAAAAACTATCTTCTCCATACTTAAAAACAAGCATTGCAAATCTATCAAATAAAGGCTCTATAAAGGTTTCGTTATACTGTCTTATGTAGTCAGCACTTCTTCTTCCACCTTCTTGTGCTTTTATGCTTATTTCTGTTGCTGTTTCATTTTGTGCAGTTTGAGCTCCATTGTTTTGTGGACTAATTCCTGTTACCTCTGTTAGCTCACTTTCTAATAATTGCAAATTTATTCCAGAACTATTTATATTTGGAGGAGGCAGTATTTGAATTCCTTTGGGGTCATCTGTATATATAGGCTTTCCTAGGGTTTCTATATCTTCTCTGCTTACTCCCATTGATTTTGGCATCATTATTTTTGGCATAATATGAGTTCTTACTGCATCGATTAAAAGATTTCTTGTGATGTTAATTTCATCTTGCAAAGGCATAGCTGAAGCCATTATAGGCTCGCCATAAGCACTTATATAGTTTTCATTATCTATCTTTTTAAGTTGTGGTAGCATTGAACCCCAGACAAAAGGCTGTCCATCTTGCAAAGTAACTTCATTTCTAAGTAAATTATTTTCAAATAAGGTAGAAACCACCCACTCATCATCGTTTTTTCTTTCATAAATATCATAAAGCTTCACTTTTTTATATTCATCATCTTCATCAAAAAGCTTTTCAATTTCTATTTTTTTATAAAACCCTAGCTTTTGTCTTTCATGGATTTGATTATAAGTTAGGTAAATTTCATTGACTATATAGCCTATATCTTCGCTATTTAGTGCATTTGGGTCAAAGAATATACTATCAATATCTACTCTTTCAATGCGTGGCATTCCTTTATGCCAAGTAAGCTTAGCTATACTTGTTCCCACAAGTAAAACATCTAAGAAAAGCGGTTGAAAAATCTTAAACATATTGATTTTACCGCTATAAAAATCTATGGCATTCTGCCAAAGCTCTATAATCGTATCATCGCTATTAATGTAAGTTTCAATATCTGCCATTCTTTCGCTATTAAAATAAACTTCGTTTAGGCTAGTGATTAGGTATTTTACCTTAGAGTTTATTTTTGGTATGTAGATACTTGATTTATTTCTTTTTCTCAATTTTTGCATTACCTTATTTTCAAGCAAATAAGCATCTTGCAATTCTTTAAAGTGTGGTTTGTAATTTTCATATCCACTTTTACTTTCTCTAATGAGTTGTGTTAAAAACGATACTCTCTCATCATTAGTTCTTTTTGTTTTCATTCATAATTCTCCATATTGTTGTTTTGCTTAAATTTGTTATTTTTAAAATATCTTTTTCATTCACTCCTTTTTCAAATAAAAACTCCGCAAATTCTCTTTTAAATTTCTTTTTAGAAATATTATTAAATCCTGATACAAGCTCTAAAAATTCATTTGCAAGACTTGACTTTATAGCCTCATCGCTTAAATTTGAAAGCTTTTTTATTTTGTTTACATCAATTGCATCATAAATCATTAAAAACTCACCAGCCATCATAACTCCAATCTTCATTAGTATTGTTTCTGCTGTATAGTTTTTCAAAAAAAGTTAATGCCACCGCATCGCTAACATCAGGACTTTTGCCATAGTTCTTTTTTAATTGTTCTTTTGAAACTATCTTTAAAAGCCCCTTGTCGCTATATTCATACTCAATCATTCTCATATCTTTTTTTAATTCTTCATCTTTAACAAGCTCCATGTGTTTTAAGTTTTTCGCAAATGTAAAATACATCTGCGCTCTTTTATTTAAGTATTCATTGCTAGTTGCAGAATTTGCAGAATTTGCCTCAAATACGGGCAAGCCATAATTTAACAAGACATCATACACGCCAACGCCAAGACCGCAAGTATCTATGAAAATACCTTTTGGTTTGTCTTCGCTTTGGTTATATTCAGCTAATATTTTATTTGCTAACTCCATGGTTCCAAGTTGTGAGTATTTTTTTATTTCATCAACTACAAAACCTTTTCTTTTTGCTAAAACACTTTTATCATCTCCATATCTTGCTACATCAATTCCCCAAATATTCTCACCTTGCATTTTTTCAATACTAAAAGAGTTCTTGCTCATCGCATTTTCAATTTCAGTTAATGCAAAAAGCTCCGCACCCCCGCTATCTATAAACTCGCCATAAATTTCTTGTTTGACTACTTCGCTATCTTCGCCACCCACTTCTTCAATTAATTCTTTAATTTGCTCTTCTTTTAAAAATGGATTATCATAACTTGAGAATTGAAAATGTTTCCAATTTTTATCGCTGAGTTCTTTTCTGCAAAGTTCATAAAATAGATTTTTTCCTTTAGGAACTCCACCGATAATCGCTCTTGATTTAGGATTATCAAGCAACATAGGGCGTATGGCGTTATACCAAAGATATTCTCCTTTGCTGCCTTTTAAAATAATTCCTGCTTCGTTTAAAATAACAAGGTCATATCCAAAACCTTCGATATTTTCACTTCTTTCAGCACTTCTCATATGAAGCACTGCTCCATTAATGATTAGTTTCTTATCTTGCACACTCCAAGAATAAAAATCTTTTGGCAAGTTTTTTAACTCAGGTGTAAAATATAACTCGTAATAGTTTTGTAAGTTTGCTTGTATGGTATCCACCCATAATGCATTTTGTCCTAAAAGCAAGTTTTCTATGACAAACTTAGCGCTTCCCCTTGTAAAACCAAGTCTTCTGCCTTTTGCTACGGTTATAAAGCGTGGATTTTTATCATCAAAAACTTTAAGTTGTGCAGGAGTGTAAGAAAAGTCAAGCTTTAATTTCATTTGATTTCACTTCTTATAATTTCTATTTTTTGAACATTATCGCTGAGTATTTCTTGTTTGTCTACATAACCGTGCTGATTTTTTAGCAAGAACATACTAACGCTAGGAGTATAAGTACCGATTAAGGAATGGTTTAAAATATCCATTTCACATTTTTGCTTAGCTTGAGATACAATTTCTCCAAAATCTTTATCTTTTTCCCACTCATTTAAAGTTTGCATTGAAATCCCTAAATGCACAGCTAATCCCACTTTTGTTTTAGGTGCAAAAATAACACTTTCTTTAGTTTCTTTTAAAACAGTTTTTTCACTAAAGTAGTTTTCTATCTTTGATACAAGCTCTTCTTTTGTCATACTTTTGCCATTAGTCATCATTCTAGCCATCAAGCCACCCCTTCTTTAAAATTAAATTCTTTGATTTCTAAGTCTAAAAAAGATTTTTTAAAACTAATAATCTCATAATCGCCTTTTAAAACATTCTTATCGTTTTCAAATAACGCATCTAACACGCATTTTACGATATTGTCCCCATCGCCATGCCTTTTGCTGTTAAATCCTATTTTTAAAGAAAACTCATATTTCTTTTGCTTATCAAAGGCTTGAAAACAGCTAATATTATTTTGTCTTCTAAACTCCATTTGCAAGAGTTTTTTAAAATCTAAATATTTAAGATAATCTTTACATGCAAATTTAGCTCTTTGAGTTGTTCTTTTATAAGGAACTGGGTTGCTTTTTAAATCAATTTTTAAAAAATACTTTTCCATTTCAGGCTTTCTTAAATTTAGCTTATTTTTTTAAAAGCTTTTTTGCTTTTTATAAAAATTTCAAACCTATCTTTGTTTTCATTAAAAAGTTTTGTTTCTTTAATCTTTTCGATTTCTCTTTTTTCTTCTAGGCTTAAAACTTTCTCTATTTTTTTAACCGACAAAGGAATATTCAAATTTTTTCCTATTCTGTCTTGATTTTTGAAAATAAATTCAAGTAGGGCTTCTTTAAATTCATTGTTTTCTAATGGTTCGCCATTTTTATAGGAGATTTGCTTAAAAGCATTTACGCAAACTAAGATATCAATTGATTTTTGGTTAATTTTAATCTTTTTACCATTTCCGCAGTTAGCAAAATACGAATATTCAAAATCTCCTTCATGTAGCCTAAAGCAAGCTTGGTTTTTATATTTATTGCAAAGCCATTCTAAAAATATTTCTTTGTCTTCAAAACGCTTTTTAAACTCGATTTCAGCTCTTTTACAAACCATTCTTAATTTTTCATAGGTTGTCCCTACGATATTCTCTCTTTCTAAAGTTTCGAAATAAAAATCTAAGAAAGAATGAATATCTTTTGCATTTTTTAAATATCTACCTACAATATCAGTTGCCTGAGCCTTATTAATTTCCAATAAGTCCATTAAAATTTGTATTTTTTCTTGCATTTTTTACTCCTTAAAAGCATCCTAAGAGCTTGTCTTTGTTCTCATCTTTCATTCCGTAATACTCCATCAAGCTATCAACCACACTTGGATTGGCTTCTTTTTTTCTGTTAAAACGCTGATTTTTTCTTAGCTCGTTTTCTTTAGCGTATTTAAGCCATGTATAAAGACTTCCTGCCACACTTGACATTCTTTTTCCATTTCTTTTCCATTCCCTAGCATCCCAATAGCCTATAAAATCATTAGCCAACTCTTCACCAAAGTTTGTATTATTTTTCTCATTAAAAGCCATTATTTGCCCCATAAGCTCATTAGCATTTGGGACTTTAAATTCTTTTTTTGCCATTTTTTCACATTCCTTTTCATCAAGTTTTAAAAAGCTCACTACAAAAGAGGCGTTTTGATTAAAAACGCGTTCTTTCTTTTCTTGATTATTTTTTAAATTTTCTAAATTCTCTTTTTTTATAAATTTATTATTATTAATATTTA